CTCAGCTATTTGCGCGCAAGCGCTTTCGCTTTTCGTTTCCTCTTTTTGGCCTTTGCCTCCTCCGAGTGAAATTTTCCAGTTGGTAAACGAGGCCCAATACGGGCGGGTTTAACTCTTTGTACTTTCACTGGGGGAGAAACAGTACGTTGTTCAGGAGCAGGTCCTTTGTTATTCGACGCACCAAAGCTATCGGGGGTTCCTAAAACTTTAGCGGTCATACCAAGACCATTCACAACTCCTTTCACTATCCCCATCCCTGGGACCCCAAAACTTCCAAGAGTGTCTGCAACACTGCAGATCCAATCTCCAAGACCATTCTCCTCTACCCAACAACCAGTTGGGAGATGCCAAACAGTTCGAGAATATAACTCCAAAGTTCTAGGGTCATAAGGGCATGAGTTCGACGCCATTGTGACCAAATCGGTTTGTGTTGCATTGGGGAATCTCTCAACAACATAGTGCCATACGACATCAAGTGTTGTTTGTTGACTCAACCCAGTAAAGTATGCTCCAAACTGGTTAAAGTTCGAATCACATACTGAAGTTGCAATATAGGGCTGAGTCCCTCCGGTTGTAATCGATGTAGTATAATATTGTCCATTTGAAACAACCTCATACGCTGTCGAATTAGCAACTCCACTATCCCAGATAGGAATATCAGCCTTTGCTAGTGTTCCAACCATGTATACACCCTTCTCAGCCGACCAAGATTGACTCCCATTTAGAATCAATGCATTGGTAGCTGTACTAGGAGTTGGTGGGTAAGTATAATTCATGGTACTTCCATAATAATTTGTCGCCACTGGAGTCCAGAGTAAAGTATTAACTGTTCGATCCTGTGGTGTTCGTGGTTGTCTCCAAACGACACAGTTCCCTTGACGATACAAGGGAGCTGTAGTGTTCCATATCTCTATGGCAACAGCTAAAACACGAAATGGCACACCCAAATTGACAATTGGGGCCATACATGATGCATTAATAGTGGTTGGTACATCAAGATTGGTGCCTGATGCAGCCCATCGTACATTCACCCCACCCATATTGTAAGGAGTTGCTCCTTGAACAGATACGGTCAGCTGATTTGCTGAAGGGTTCTGAGTAACAACGGGAGCTGCATTAAAACACCCATCATATGCAACAGAGCAATCCCAATTACCAGCTCCAGGCCCATTAAGGGTTTGTTTCTGGCGAAAGGATTGGAC